AGAAAATTTAAAACCAATTCAGATTGCAAATAAAATTATAAAAGAATCTGGAGTTAATATATTTGAAAATAACAGAAGAAAAAATCAAATTGAATTTAGATCTTTACTTTGTCATTTATTAAGAGAAAAACTAAACATGAGATGGACTAATATTGCTAACTTTTTTAAAGAAAACAATAAACCAATGGATCATGCAACTTGTATTTATTCAGCTAAAAATTATGAGATGTATAAAAAGACAAATAAAAAATTAGATGAAATTGAAAATCTTTTTTCTTTTAGCAGTAATATAAATATTGACCAAATAGACAGAGTTCACTATTTAGAAAATAAATGTAGATTATTGGAAAATAAACTTGACAAAAAAGTAAATGGTAAATTAGCTAACTTAATATCTAGCATTCCTGAAACCAAAGAAACTGAAGCTGTAGAAAGAATTGGAATAATGATTAAGGGTTGGAAATGGAAAAAACAAATTTAAAATTCGTTATACTAATATGACAAAAAGTGACACCCTAAAAAAGAACATGATAAAGGCATTAGAAAAAAACCTTTGCATTGTAACAAGTGCCTGTAAAAGTGTGGGCATATCTCGTTGGACACATTATAGATGGATGAAAGAAGATGAGAAATATGCTGAAGAAGTAAATGATCTAGAAAATGTAATATTAGATTTTGCTGAATCACAACTCCATAAACAAATGGAAGATGGCTCTGTTCCTGCTACTATATTTTTATTAAAAACAAGAGGTAAAAAAAGAGGATATATAGAAAGACAAGAAATCACAGGAGCTGATGGAATGCCTACTAGCTTTCAAATAGAAATAATTGATAAAACAGAAGATGCTGACAAAGGCAAAGATTCAAACTAATGTAGTATATAAACATTGTGTAAACAGTAAAGCTAAAATCTTAGTTGAGCAGGGAGGAACTAGATCTGGCAAAACCTACAATATCCTGCTTTGGATTATATTCAAATATTGCACTCATAACACAGGCAAGATTATCACTATTTGCAGAAAGACATTTCCAAGTTTAAGAGCAACTGTTCTTAGAGATTTCTTACACATACTTAGACAGCATCAAATCTATAGAGAGGAACATCACAACAAATCTAATTCAGAATATAACCTGTTTGGAAATTTAGTTGAGCATACTTCTTTAGATCAATCACAAAAAATTAGAGGAAGAAAAAGAGACCTCTTGTTTATTAATGAAGCTAATGAATTACATTGGGAGGATTGGCAGCAGTTAATATTCAGAACTCAGGAAAGAATAATAATTGACTTTAATCCATCAGATGAATATCATTGGATTTATGACAAAGTAATTCCAAGAGAGGATTGTGAGTTTTATAAAACCACATATTTAGACAACCCTTTTTTAGAGCAATCAATTAAAACTGAGATTGAAAGATTAAAAGAAACAGATGAGCAGTATTGGCAAATCTATGGATTGGGTGAGAGGTCAAGTTCTAGAAGAACTATCTTTAGATATGCTGAGGTTAATGAAGTTCCTTTAGATGCAAAGCTAGTGGCTTATGGAATGGATTTTGGATATACCAATGACCCTACAACATTAGTATCTGTTTATACCCAAGAACACAATCTTTATATTCATGAGCATTTATATAGAACTCAAATGACCACAAATGATATTCATCAGTTTTTAAGATCTGAGAATTTACAATCAAATCCAATTTATGCTGATTCTGCAGAGCCAAGATTAATTTCAGAACTTAGAAAGATGGGTCATAATATTCATGGAAGTATAAAAGGCAGAGATTCTGTTAATGCAGGAATAGACCTTTTAAAAAGATATAAGATTCACATTACAAGTAAATCTAATAATGCAATTCAGGAGTTTAGGAATTATAAATGGAAAGAAGATAAATCAGGAAAGCTCATAAACATTGCAGAAGATCTCCACAATCATATAATTGACCCATGTCGCTATGCTACTTATTCTATATTATCAAGACCTAACTTTGGAAAATATGCTATTCAATAAAGATACTTATTAAATATTTTGTTTATAACTAAATAAGTGTTATATTTGAGTATAATTGCAATGAAGCAGTTATTTAAACAAAACAAAACAGATGGCAAAATTTATTCCAAGTTCAAAAAAAGGTAAAGACACAATGGCTTATATACAAATGTTACTTGATACAGGTTATAAGGGTAATATTATTGAAGCAACAACTTTATTTAGAGAAAGATGGGAAGAAAATCAATTACCAGAGGGAATAGAAATAACAAGTAATTCATTTGGTTTACCAGAAATAAAAATAAAATAATAACAATGGGAGTGTAACAGCTCCCTTTTTAATTTAATACTATGAGAACACAAGCAGATGACTTAAGGTCAGATATTAAAAAATTAGAATTAGCTTTATATTATACTTCAGATCCTAAAAAGTATAAGGAAATTGAAAACAAGATATTTGAAGCTAAAAGCATTTTAACTAACATACACTAATGGATAAAATACAGAACTTAGAAGATTTAAAATATTACAGCAATATGCTGCTCACTACAGGACTTGTAAAAAAGTGGAAAGAATTAAAACCTGATAATGTAGAACTAAAGAAAATTTCTGCAGCATTAGTTGAGATTACTCTTTATGTTATTAAACTTCAGGAAGATCTTGGAAATCATAAAATAGCAATGTCTGATTATAGGTATAAAAAAAATAAAGCATTATTAGAATTAAAAGAATTAAAAGAAAAAAACAAGACCTATGAAATATAGTTTTATTTATGAGTATGAGGAATATGTTTTTGAGGTTTTTTATATCTATGAAAAAGCAACATTTACAGGAGATTGGATGCAACCTCCAGATCCTGACAAAATAGAGTATTATGAAATTAGATTACTTTCATATACAACAGAAGATGGGAAAGAATTGTTCTGTAAACAAAATCCTGATGTCCAACATATATTGTCAGGTGTTATAATTCAATCAATAGAAGATGCCATGATGGAAGATGTTGAAAAAAATGAATACCATTTATAAATATTAATTTGTGGTTTGGTTAGGAGGGTCAAATGTCTAAGGATGTTTCCCTCCTTTTTTTTTTAGAAAAATTTGCCTTAACTTTCGTTATATAAGTATAACAATATGAAAGCAAGATTAAATATTCCTAATAAACTCTCTGAAATAACTCTTAGAAAGTATCAAAAATTTGTAAAACTTAATGTTGAAGAAGTTGATGAAAGGTTTCTTCAGGTTAAAATGATTGAGATATTTTGTGAAGTTAGTCATGAGAATGTTCTTAAAATAAAGTTTGCAGATGCAGACAAAGTGACTGCTATTTTAGGTGAGATGTTTACACAAAAACCTCAGCTAGTAACTAAGTTTAGTTTAAATGGAATTGAATATGGATTCATTCCTGAATTAGATGAAATCAGTTTTGGAGAATACATAGATCTTGACACTTATTTAGGTGATTGGGAAAATATCCACACAGCAATGAATGTCTTATACAGACCAATTAAAAGCAAAAAAGGAAACAGGTATGTAATTAAAGATTATGATGTAAGCACTAAAGACAATTTATTAGATATGCCTTTAGATGCAGTAATTTCTTCAGTTTTTTTTTTCTATCATTTAGGAAAGGACTTGTCAGTAGTTATGAATCGCTTTTTGGAGAGGGAGCTGAGCAAGATACCCTCTCATCAGGAGCAGGATTTAATGCTAAATGGGGATGGTATCAAGCAATTTTCACACTCTCTAAAGGGGATATTAGAAGATTTGAAAATATCACTAAATTAAAAGCACATGAATGTTTGCTGATGTTAGAATATATGAAAGAAAAAAATGAACTAGAAGCAAGTAAAATAAAAAAGAAATTTAAAAGATGAGCAATCAGGGAATAAGAGGTTTTTACCAATTAACAGAAACTATTAAAAATTCATTATTAGATAATGTTGATGTGAACACAGTAACCACAGGAAATCTAAGTAATGTCAATTTACAAAAACAAAACATTTTTCCTCTAAGTCATATTATCATAAATACTGTTGTTGATTCTGAGCAAACATTAACATTTAACATTTCCATATTGTCTATGGATATTGTAAGTAGAAGCAAACAGGAAACAACCCACATCTTTGAGGGTAACAACAATGAACAAGATGTCTTAAACACTCAATTAGCTGTCTTAAACAAGCTAATAATGGTTTTAAGAAAGGGAGATTTACACAGAGACAAATATCAATTAGTAGGTGATCCAACTTGTGAGCCATTTTATGACAGGTTTGAAAATGAATTAGCAGGATGGACAGCAACAATGGACATTGTAATTTATAATGACATAACAATCTGCTAATGGAATACAAAGAAGTCAAAGAAGCATTAGAAAAGTTTGGTCAGGCAGTCATTGATTCAGCTAAAATAAACCTCCAAAAAAAAGACATGGCAGGTGGGAGTTTATATAACTCTCTTAAAAGTGATTTAACAGTTGAGCAAAATGCTTTTCTTTTAGATTTCTTAATGCAAGATTATGGGATGTTTCAGGATGCAGGGGTGTGGGGTGCAAAACCAAGTTTAGCAACAACTAAAAAATATAAAGGAAAACAAAAAGGAAGATCTACAAATTCAATCTTTACAGGAGCAAATGGAATTAAAAATAAGTTTTCTTATAAGACCAAGATGCCACCCATGCAACCATTAATGGAATGGGCAAAAAGAAAGAACATTAGATTTAGAAATGAGAAAGGTCAATTCCAAAAAGGAAATTACAGAACAATAGGATTCTGGTTACAAAAAAGAATCTTTGCTCAGGGATTAAAACCAACCTTATTTTTCTCAAAAGCATTTAGAAAAGAATTTAAAAAACTACCTAGTGAATTATTAGAAGCATTTAAAATAGATGTGGAAAGACAATTATTATTAGGAATAAAACAATAGACAATGGCAAACATAGTATTAAGAAGTCCACAATATAAATCATTCACATCTCATGCTAATGCAAATAGTGCTAAGATGACAATCACTATTGGTGGCACATTAAGATATACAATTATAAAACAATGTTCAGGAAGTCAAGTAGTAACTTTTGAGATAGCAGAATTAAGCAGAGATTATATTGATATTACTTATAGTGCAACACCAACAAGTCCAACAATTTCAATTATTACAGCTCTAAGTTCTTATGCTTCTACAGATGGAAGTGGATCAGCTTTAAATTCAAGTGCTTTTTCTGATATTGGGTTTGATGGTTATGGCACATTTATGGAGGGGTCAAATCCTACTGTAGTTCCATCAATACCAACATGGTTAATTGATTTTGATCCTGATTTTACAACAACTTCAAATAAGTTTTATGTTTATTATCCTACAGGTTATCAGGGTTATGTACCATTAATAAAATCTACAAGTTCTGTTGAATATTATAAATTTGGGTCAACTGATACAACAGTAACAGGAACTGCTGCAGGAATCCAATTAAATATTGTGAGAGTAAATTGCACAAAATATGGTAATGGTCATAAAGTTAGATTTGTAAATAAATATGGTGTTATTCAAGAATTATGGTTTTTCTTAAAAGACACAGAAACCACAAACAGAAAACAAGAAACCTATCAAAGAAATATTATAAATGCTTCAGGTGTTTATAGTAATTCAGTTGCAGCAGTAACTCCTTTTAATACAACAGCAAAACAATCATTTACATTAAGCTCTGGTTATTATCCTGAATGGTATAATTCAGTATTTGAGCAATTATTATTGTCTGAACAAATATGGATTTCAGATGATTCTCAAACCAATCCTAATAATGATGTGGTCAAACCTGTAACAGTTAAGACATCTACTTTTAAGAAAAAAACATCTGTAAATGACAGATTAATAGAATACAGTTTTGAGTTTGAATTAGCTGCAGATTATATTAACAATGTTAGATAATGCAAAAACTACAATTATATATACAAGACACAAGAGTAGATTTATTTAAAGATGAATCAGTTTCTATAACTCAAAGCATTCAAAATGTTAGAGATATTGCAAAGATATTTACTGAGTTTAGCAAAACATTTACTTTACCTGCTTCAAAAACAAATAATCTAATTTTTAAACATTATTATAATTTTAATATTGCTGTAAATAATTTTGATGCAAGAAATAAAGTTCCTGCAAATATTGAATTAAATAATATTCCATTTAAAAAAGGAACAATAAGATTAGAGGGAACTGAATTAAAAAACAACAGAATATATGCTTATAAGGTTACATTTTTTGGTGAAACTGTAAACCTCAAAGATTTATTAGAAGATGATGAGCTTCAAGATTTAGATGGATTAAACACATTAAAATTAGATTATACTGATACAAATATAAAAGCAAATCTTATAGGAAACTTAGATGCTTTAATAACTCCATTAATTACTCACACAGATCAGCTATATTATGATTCAGGAACAACAGGAAATGGAAATGTTAGATGGGTAAACTCTAGCTCTAACAATCAGGTTTATTGGAAACAATTAAAATTTGCAGTAAGATTATATGAAATTATCCAAGCTATAGAAAGTAGATATACAATAGCAAATGGTTTTCCAAGTAATCTTGTTTTTTCAACTGACTTTTTTAATACAAGCAATCCATCATTTTATAATCTTTATATGTGGCTTCACAGAAAAAAAGGAGATGTAGAAGCTGCTAGACAAATAAGTTTACAATATAGACAAGTTCCATCTTTTACTTTACAGGCAGGATCAGATGCAGAAACCTCTCAGCAAAATGGAGGAATTATAATTATAGGAGATTTGGTTACATATCCTAATAACATATTAGGTCATACACTTAGTTTTTTCCCAGACAATGCAAGTACAGCTTACAATATTCAGGTTTATAGAAATGGAAGTTTATATTTTCAACAAACCAATATTCAGGGAAATCAACCATTTACAGAAAACAATTTTACTTTGACAGCAGGAACATACACAATTTTTATTGCTTCTGCTACTAGCTTAACATTTGCAAGTCAATCAGGTGTCAGGTGGGAAATAAATGGATATTTTGGTGGTGAGGGTGCAGGAGGTCAACCAATAGGTGGATGGACTGATGAATGGAGAAATTCATCTGCATTAACAACAACAACCACATTTGAATTTGTTATAACTCAGCAAATCCCTAAAATGAAAATAATTGATTTTCTTACAGCTTTGTTTAAGATGTTTAATTTAACAGCTTTTGTTAATGACACAGGAACTATTGTAGTAAAGACCTTAGACAGTTATTATAGCACAGGAAAAGGAGTTGTAGTGGGAACAGAAGCATGGGCATTAGATAAATACATAGATAGTTCAACAAGTCAAATAAATGTTGCTTTGCCTTTTAAAGAAATTGGATTTCAATATAAAGGACTAAAAACATTTTTAGCAGTTCAGTTTGAGCAGTTAGAAAATACAGGATGGGGGTCAATATCTTACACATTAGACAATGCAAAATATGATGCACCAAATGAAACATACAAAGTTGAAGTTCCTTTTGAACACATGCAATATCAAAGATTAGTTGATGCTACAGGAGGTGGCTCTACAGACATTCAATGGGGATGGTCTGTAAATGAAAACAGGGAAGCATTTCATGGTTTGCCTTTAATATTTTATGGTTTTAAAGAATCAAGTGGAACATCAATTTCTTTTGGAAATGACAATGGAACAAAATCACAATTAACAAATTATATAATTCCATCAAATAGCTTAGACATAGTTGCAGCTACATCTAAAATAAACATTCATTTTCAAAATGAAACAAATGAATATACAGACAATACAGATTTTGATAAAACATTATTTAAGGAATATTATGAAACTTATATAAGTCATGTATTTAATAATGACAGAAGATTAACAAAAGTAAAGGCATATTTACCATTAAAGATTATTTATAATTTAGAATTAAATGACAGAGTAAGTATTGGAAATCAAGAATATATTATTAACTCATTAACAACAAATTTAATTAATGGCAAAAGTGATATTGAACTTTTAAATGTAGTATTATGATAAAAATAATATTAGCAGCTTTAAAAATAGCTCAGGGTGAAACTAACAATATTAAGATTGCTCAGGGCAAAAATAAACTACCCACAACAATAAGAGAGGGATGGAAACAATTTAAAACAGAAATAAGATGGAAAAAATAGAATTTGAATTAGTAGCTGACACTCAACAGTCAAATAAAAATATTGAAAATGTCAATAAAAGCATTGTTGATCTGAATAAAAATTTATCAGCAACAGAAAAAGATGCAAAGGCAGGAATGGAAGCACTAGATAAAGGAGCAAAAGATGCAGGAAAATCTTCTTTTAGTTTAGGTAAAACATTAAAAACTGCATTTGCTGTTGGTGGAATTGTAGGAATAGCTGTGAAATTATTTGATAAATTCAAAGAGGTCTTAGGAGAAAATCAAAAAGTTGTGGATTTATTTGCTGTTGCTACTGAAGCAGTATCACTTGTTTTAAATGACTTAGTAAACTTGTTGGTTGGAAATATTGATAAAGTAAAACAATTCATGGATTCATTATTTAAAGATCCATTAGGTACAATAAAAGAGTTTGCCATAAGTTTTAAACAGGGTTTTTTAGATAGGTTAAATCAAGCATTAGAGGTTTTAGGATTTTTAGGATCAGCCATTAAAAAAGTTTTTTCAGGTGATTTTGCAGGTGCTATGGCAGATGTTAAAGAAGCAGGAAAACAATCAGTTGATGTTTTTACAGGTGTTGATGAAAGTTTTGACAAAGTTGCAGAATCAGTTTCTAATTACACAAAAGAAGTTATTAAAACAGCAGCAGCAAATGTTGACTTGGCAAATAGTGCTGAATTAGCTGCAGCTAGAAATCAGGGTTTATTAGAACAATTTGATTTTGAAAATGAAAAACTAAGACAAATAAGAGATGAAGAAAGGAATAGTGTTGAGGATAGAATAAAAGCTAATAATGATTTAAGAGACAACCTAGCTAAACAACAAAAATTAATGTTAGAAAATGCTCAAATCTCTCTTGATGCTGCCAATGCTCAACTTGCAAAAGATAAAAATAATATTGAGTTTAAAAAAGCACAAATAGAAGCAGAGAATGAATTGGCTGCAGTTAAAGCTACCATAGCAGGATTTGAATCAGAATTTAAAGCAAATGATTTAGCATTAGACAAAGAAAAAATAGAACTCACAAACTCTAAATTAGAAAGTGAAACAAATTTAGCTGTTGAAAGAAAGAGATTAAATGCTGAACAAATAGATGATGATGTTTTAAGATTAGAAAGAATGCAGGAAATTGATTTAGAAGAACAAGAACTTCAAGCTGCAAGATTACAAAGAATTATAGATGAAGCAAATATTGGAACTCAGGCAAAAATAGATGCTCAAATTGCATTAGATGAATTTAATGCTGAATCAGAAAGAACAAATTTAGAAAGAAAAACAGAAATTGCAGAAGCAGAAGCAGCACTTGAAGAAAAGAAAAGAGCAGACAAAGAAAAAACTTTAAATGATATTATTGCAATAGCAGGAGCTGAAAGTAAATTAGGAAAAGTTGCTTTTATAGCTAAAATGGCTTTACAATTAAAAGAACAAATTGCTGATGCAAAAGCATTAATTCTAAAAGCTAAGAATGCAATGATTGAAGCACAATTAAAAGGAGCAAATGCAGGTGTTGAAATTACAGGATCTGTTGCTAAGGGTGCAAACACAGCACCTCCACCATTTAATGTGCCTTTTATATTAGCAGCTATAACAACAGGAATAGGGATTATAAGTACAGTTAAAGCAGCAATTAATGCAACTAAACAAGTTTCATCTAAAGTAGGTGCAGCAGCTTCAGGGGGTGGTGACATACAATCTCCACAAGCAGCAGTTGCAAGTGCTGTAGCAACTCCACCAGACATGACATCAGTAAGTGCATCAGGGTCAAATCAGATAGCAGATGCTATTAGTCAGCAGAATCAAACTCCTATACAAACTTATGTAGTTGCTAATGATGTAACCACAGCTCAGAGCTTAGACAGGAACATTATTGATGGTGCTACATTATAAATACAAAAAATTAAT